ATTAGAAGGGGATTGAAGTAGAGGGCCAAGTGCCTGTTGACTTAAAGTAGGTTTCTTCGAGTTTTCCAATTTCAATCTCCGCTGCTAGATTTTGTGCTTCTTGAATGCCAAATATTAAGGTGTGAACTTGATCTTCTGTTAAATCAGAAAATCGAGTATCCCACCCAAACTTGCCAAGTATGTGAGCCAACTCTTCAATTGGCTTTGGTGCTGATGATGCTGTCAATGTACCGTTTCCTCCTGTAATCCGAACAATTCTATGACTTCCTCTACTTCGTCCGGGTCTGCATCTTTGTTTCTGAATCCAATATTTAGAACCTCACTGCCCTTTACCATCACAGAAGCTGCTCCGAATATTACTTCATTGTCGGCTTCTTCCAGATGGTCTTCGATAATTTCATTTGCTCTGTCTTGTACTTCGGAGAAATTACTTGAATCGTTGACCCAACAAATCATCTTGATTTCAGATGTTTCGACAGAACCATTGCTCTTCTCCGCAAGCATGAGGTACATTTCAAATCTCGGCATCAGGTTTCTCCACAATGCATTTGGCTAAATCACTAATAAGATTAGTTGCTGCCCTTGTGTTTAACTCTACATGACCAATCTCTTTTCCGTCTACCCACATGTAAACAACTGGGCCAGTCTTGCCCTCTCGCACTGTGATTAATTTAATTTGCAAAGAGTTTATGTTCTGCTGCATAGAAAGCTCTTTCTAAAGCGTCTTTGTTCCAGAAAAAATTCAAAGCGCACCCTGCTTTGTATTTTGTCCACGAGAAGTCCATTGGACTGATTTGAATGCCTTGGTCCAACAGAAGGCTTCTTTGCTTATCAGTGGCTCTGTTATTAAGCCAACGCTTACTTTTGTTAGCTGCATCACTGTCCTCAATTTCGCGCAAAAAATCGTCTGCTGCTGACATGGCGTGAACTTTCTCGCCAATCGCTACTGTGCGAACGCGACCCTTGTTTTGCTTTACCATTGCAATCCACATGTTTTCTTGAAGGTGGCCTACAAATGCAAATCCTTGGAATCCCATAGCCATCAATGCATTGCCCTCTTGAAATGGGCTGATCCACATGAATGGAGATAGCTGCATTAAATCGTATTCGGTCATAATGAATTTTTCGAGTGCAGCTTTTTCTTCTGCTAAAAACTCGTGACCGCAGATAGGGCATTCTGATACACGCGCATGAACTTCTGCCTCGCACTCTGGGCAGATTTTTGTTGGCGCTTCGCCCTCTTCTTCTTTTTTCCTGCCATCCAAGTTTGCGACATCATCAATGCTGCCATGCGTAATTACAGACGTTCCAAAGTCCATAACGATGCAATCAGTCTTGATTGTGTTTGGATACAACTCTGGATCAATGATGCGTAGCCCACGACCAATCATCTGAACCATAGTGCCTTTCTGAGAGCAGGGACGGGTCAGGACAACACATGACACGGGTGGAGCGTCAAATCCCTCTGTAAGCACCGCTACGTTGACCACAACCTGCAAATCACCATGCTCAAGGTCATGGAGCATTTGCGATCTTTCTTCTTTTGGCGTTTCGCCTGTGACGTAATCTGCCTTAATGTCTGCAAGCAGAAACGCCAAGCAAAGATGTTCGGCATGTTTAACTGTGGAGCAGAATACAACAGTTTTGCGATCACCTGCCTTGTCCTGCCATTCCCGAACAATTCTATCGTTAATGACTTGGTGGTCCATAATCGCGGCGACCTCTTCCATGTCATATTCTTTTCCGCGCTTTGTGACTTTATCCAGTTGATCATTTAAGCCCAGATCAACAACAAATGTTTTTGGGCGCACCAGAAAGCCTTCTTGAATTAGAGAGCCGATTTCAATCTGGTGTGCGCAGTTGTTAAACACAGAGCGCAATCCTTTGCCATCACCACGATTGGGCGTGGCAGTGAATCCTACAATCTCCGCTCTGTCATTGTCCTCAAGCACGGCATCAACCACACGGCGATATGTGGGAGCCGCAGCATGGTGGCCTTCATCAATGACCACCATGTCGAACTTGGGGCGGTGTCTGAGGTTACGTTCGCGTGAAATGGTCTGAACCATTGAGAACACTGCATCTCCGTCCCAATGCTTGACCGTTCCATTGACGATGCTTGTGGTAATATAGGGGTTCACCTTTTTGAACTTAGATTGGTTTTGCTCAACAAGTTCATCGCGGTGTTGGACGATAAGAATCTTTTTGCCTTCTTTGTGGCGCTTGCCTACGAGCGCGGAAAGCATGATGGTTTTGCCTGCACCTGTGGGCGCAACGACGAGAGTGTTACCGTGTTTGTCGAGTGCCTTGATAGCATCGTTCACGGCTACCTCTTGGTAGGGACGTAATAACATAAAACACCTGTTCGCTAGAATTGGTGGGGGGTATGCGGCCCTCTGCCCCCCGGTCAGAGGTCTAGCAGGCGCGGAATGGCCTTGCCGCTAGATTATCTGTTAGCCCAAGATGGGATTGCTCCTGACGCTTGTGGTGGCGCTGTGGATGCCACTTGTTGCATCGACTGTGCAGCCGCTGGGGTCTGCATTACTGGAGCCTGACCACTTGGGATAAATTCCCGCGAATTAGGTGTCAAGGCGGCGACCAAGCGATTGCTATCGCTATAGCCGTTTGTTCCTTTCTTAATACCAATCTTAGCACAGATTTCCATAGCATTTAAGTCAAAAACACCAGAAATATTTCTGTTTTGCTGTGCCTGTGGCGACATGTCCGCAGGATCAATGTTACGCGCACTTTCGACAATTGACTTCAGTGTGCGCAAACCAATCTCCTTGGCTTGTGGGATGCCGCTCTGACCCATCTTGTCACCATCGACAAAGATGCGATCCCAGAACTTACGACGATCATATTCACCACCAATGATAGTGAACTCAAGTTCCATCCATTTTGCCGCAGAGGACATGGACTTTTTGAACCACGGACCAGAGCCAAACTCTGGGACTTCTGTGTCGCCTTGCTTTACAACAATCACGGCGCGGCACACTGTGCCATTCGGGATTAACGTAAACTCACGGTTTTGTGAATTATCGTCGGCGGGTACGTTATTTAAATTTAGCATTATGCTACCTCTTCGCTAGAGTTTTGAGTTGCAGGATCAACGAACGTCAGATCCTTGGAGTCCTCTGGAGAACCACTAGACATCTTTTCCATGAGTTTGCCAAGATGCGGTTCTTCCAAAGTTTCGAGGCGACCAGAGCGATCTTTTGCAGGGTAGCCCCATTCATTCAATGGCTGACAGACGAACGCACGATACTGACCGTGATCCCCTGACAGGATTGCCATTGTAATTACTTCGTCAACAATCCCGGGCAATTCACGACCAGTTTTGCTGCCTTCGATTTGCAGCGCATATTGCTTGCGCCCATAATCATCTGTGATTTCGTCAAGGATGCCAACAAAAATCACATTCTTTTCGCGGATGTGCTGCAAGTGCGTAAGCCACGACATCATCTCACGTCCATGCATTCCGTAAGCTGCGCGTGTATCCAGCTTCCCTGACCGCTCAGAGCGCGACTCAGGCTGCTGTAAGCACCACTGAAAGCACAAACGCCCTGCGACAGTAATAGAGTCCACGAAAAGAGTATCGTACCTCTGCCAGATTTCTGCACTGTCTCCAAACATTGAGGCAACATAATCGTAATGCGCCTGAGAGTAAGGCTGATCCTCACTGAGCGCGGGATTAGGTCCGCCCAAAAAACACGCAAGGTCACGACACTCTGCCCATGTGCGAGGGCGAATGACGTCAATCGGATGTCCTTCGATTGCAGCATCACCTGCTTCAAGGTCCAAGAACAACGTGCTTGCGCTGTTTAATGTTCGGGCGAGTGTGGTTTTACCCACACCACTTTGCCCACACACCACGATCTTGTGGCCTTTCTTTTCAGCGAGACGCTGATCGGCTGTGATAATTTGCAAAGCCATTATGACACCATCCTTTCTTCTTCTAACGTGTATTTTTTCATATAATTTGGAACCATTTCTTTTAGTTTTTTTCTAAAAGATTGATGCACAGACATATGATCACCTTCCCAATCAGAATTTGCAAAGGCATACATCCCTCTCATAAAATTTGTATTATCAAGAGTTCTGCCACCTGTTTCGATCCCAATGGTTTTTTCCATGATTTGTTTGTGCATGGAAACAAATACATCAGGCCATTTTTTAATGTTTGAATGGCAGATTACATTATACAACTCACGAGCCTTTTCATGTTCAATTAAGCCCAACTCAATCGCCATAACATATGCCGCCCTAAAGGAAGGTGATTTCCAAGGACTTCTTGCACTTTTAGGTGGCTTAATCTCTTGTTCAATTTCAATTAAGAGACTTCCAACTTTAGTATTAATGACCTTATGAACATCTTCATGCGAAGGATCTCTTACAAAAGTTGCAGACCTAAAAAGATAAGCGATTGGGCCGCTTACTTGTTTTTCAATGTTAAGGATTTCATGGATAGAACGTGCCTTTCCTTGATCAAGAATTTTAAAAATTTCAAGCTCTCTGACAATTGACACCGCATAAGCAATTTGTTTTCCGGTTTCAATTTGTGCATTTAAACGGTGGTTTCCGTTAATAAGAACCCAAGAGCCATCATATTTAGTAAACACTAACGGTTCTGGGGTTAAGTCCCACCTGTTTAAATTCATCGACCTAACAAATCGCCTATAGTTTTGATTGTTTAAGTCTCTGTTGCCACTGTAATTAAACTCACACAGTTTTTTTGCGTCTTCTGAAGAAAGAAGAGAATTAAAGGTCAACTGCTTACTGTCCAAAGGACAATCGGTGTTGTGCATTTCTTGCCATTTAAGATTGAGTTTTTCGAAGATATTCATCATTCTGACTCCTCAATTGTAAAGCCACCGACTTCAACTGTCCGACATGGCTCAAGAAGGTTGCGAATAGCGGGTGGGGCCGCTGTGTATTTGCGCTCGTCAACAGCAAGTGTCAGCTTGCCGTAATGACGTGCATCTTCCTCTGGCATTGCCTCTAAGACGCAGCCGAGTTCATCTTGATCCCACACGACTTTCTTGCGCACCGTAGCCTTCAGCTTACGATTGCCTGCAACAATATATGTGGTGCCAAAGTCCTTACCGTCTGCGCGTAAAGCATCACGCGCTTGGGTAAAAAATGTATCATGGAGTTGTTGTTCAACGTCTTTCAACTCATCACGCAATTCACTGATAACGTACTTGAGTTCCTCTCGACGCTCGAACAGTTCACGACTATTCATGTCGATTCCTTTCCGCTTTAAATTACTAGAGCCTTACCTATCCCATATAGCTTGGGACATGTCAACGACTTTTTTTAGATAAAAATATTTCTATGCCGTGAACGGCCTTCATTAATTTCTTTTTCAGTTTAAATTCAGGGGTTTCGACGCCCTTGGCATCTTCGACAACTTCGTACCATTCGCCGTCTTTGTTTTGTTTTTGGTATCGAAAGTCCGCAACGTAAGCGCAAATCTTCTCGCCGTTGACTGCTATATTGTAGCGCACTTGTAGCTCAAGATCCTTGACCTGATCTGCGCGTTCGAGCGACTTTAAATATAGATACCGTTGTGACTCCCACTTGGAATCAAACTTGATGCCATCAACAGTTACTTTCTTATTACCATACTTGG